CCAAGGATCGCAACGCTACCTCGGTCGCTCGATACGCCGGGTAGGTCACCGCCGACACGTCGAGCAGATCGACCGCGAGCAAATCACGCACCTGGCCGCCGCTCTCCTGCCGCCAGTTGTCACGACGCGTCACGAACCCAAACGACATCTGGGAGAGATCACCACGCCGGATCTTCGGGACGATGCGTTGCACGTCCGGGTCGCTCGGGTCGAGGTCGGCATCGATGACGAGTCCCCTGCTGTCTTCCTTGAGACGCAGTGTCCCCGAGGTAGTGCGGGCCAGCGGGAGCCCCTCGTGGTTCAAAAGAAACCGCACGTCGGCACCCTGGGCCAAGCTGTCGCGGAATGCCCCCGGGCGGATGACTTCCCTGAATGTGCCGTTGTTCCCGGGCAGTTGCTCACTTAGGGAGTTGAACACAGCCGCGTAACCCCGCAACGTCAACTTGCCAGTCTCGCCCTCGGCCCGCAGTTCGAGCCCCTCGGCAATCAACGCTCGTTCTTCGCGTTCACTCACAGCACACCTCCCGAGAGAATGACCGAATCGCTTCCAGGTTCCAACCGCTGACCGTGTTCTCGACCATCGCGGGGAGCAGGTCCGCAGTCGCCTTGCCTGCCACTTCGAGCAACGATTCCCGCCGCTGCCGGATGTGCTGTTCCACGATGCCAGCCGTGTCGAGTTGTCGACCGGTCGCCAGCGTGTACGCTCGCACGATGGGGCCGAGGGTCTCGACCAATGCCGACCGATGATCGGCGTAGAACTCATCGAGCCACGCGAGGAACTTGCCCGGCTTTCGCGATGCCGACATCGCCTGCAATGCTTCCTTGTTACTCAGTTTGCCCATGGCACCCGCGAGCACCTCCACGAATGCCGCTCGCATCTGCTCGTCCTGGGGAGGATCGGTGTCCTCCTCGTCATCCACGACCAGCGTCTGGCTTGCGACCGGTGCGGTCTTCGGCGTCGCTGCCATGGCCATCGAGATCGGCACCATGTTGCCGTTCACCAAGTACGCATCACCTTCTTCACCAGGTATCGGGTCCATGCCTTCCTCATCTCGGATCTCGTTGGCACTCATCCACCCATTCTGCCGGGCCACAGCATACGCCGCGTATCGGCTTTGGCGATCTGCCAAGGACAGGTCGCCAATGTCTAACTCGGTGTAGTGCGTCATCTTCTCCGTCCCGGTCAGCAATCGACGTTGGGCCTCTTGCTCCATCGCCACCGTGATCGGGCGGATCGTATACGTCAGGTACTCCAGTGACTGGTGCTCGATGTTCCCGAACGTCGCCCGGCTCAAGTCTCGCAACAAGTGCGGGGGCAGATTGAACCAGCGGGCCACCTCGGTCAACTGGAACTGCCGCTGTTCGATGAGTTGCGTGTCGGTGGCCGACATCTGGATTGCTTGGAACTCCATCCCCTCTTGAAGAACGGCAATCCGCCCGGCGTTGTTTGCCCCTCGGTGCAGTGCCTCCCACTCGCCCCGGATGTTCGCCCGAGCGTCTGCGGTCAGCTTGTTGGGGTGTCGCAGAATCCCGCCAGGTTGTGCGCCGTTCGCGAAACTGCTGGCCGAGTACCTCTCGATGCCGAGGGTCAGCCCGATGGAATCCTTCGCCCGGTGCACCAAGCCACGCCCCACCACGCCGTCGCCTGCCATCAGCGGGACATGGTAGATGTTGGCCGCAGGCAACTCCGCCTCGATCTGCCCCGTTTCATTGCGGACGCGGTACATCAGCCCGCCGCCGTTCCTGTGGATCTCGACTCGCCCGGGATGGATCGGCCACAGCGACACGGGCCGACCTGCTCCGTCACGCTCGATCTCGGCGATCATGTTCCCATGCAGGTAGTAGCTCGTCAGCATCGCCACCCGCCAGGAGAAGGCCGTCATCTCGGGATTCGGCTCACGGTCGAGTAAGTACGCCAGCGGATGGTCGTAGAGCTCGACATCAGATTCCCCGCGTCGCTCGTAGACTTCCCACTGAATCTGTCCGATGGTCTCGGCGATGATGCGGATGGCCGCGAACACCGCCGACGATGTAAGCACCGTCAATTCGTTGACCGGCACCCCAGCAGCAGATCGGGACAGCAGTGCGTCGGCCACTTGCTGCGGCATCGCACGCGAAGACGGCGCGATCCACTGGGCAAGACTCCGACGGACATTCGCCAGCATCGTCATAGCAACAGGCTCCCCGAAGTCTCGTAAACCGACCCGCTCTGCATCTCCGCCATCGCCAGCCCCAGCGACATGATCGTCGTTACCACTCCGTCAATCTTGTCCGCCGATCTGTGTTTGCTCGGCCTGATGTTGTCGTTGTTGTCCCTGAATGCTGCGACGTTGCCCACCATCCACCGCAGCACCGGGTCGCCATCGTGCCGAATCGTTGCATTCCCGACCCGTCGCTCGAACTCCTTCGAGGGTGCCGCGAACGAGCCGATATTCTGGCGGAATTCTCGCAGTTTGTCCTCTGGGAATCCAGACTGAACGAGCATCTGCGCCATCGCTCGGGCCGGTCCCCAGGGATCGTAGGCGAGCACCTGCAAATCGAAACGCTCCATCAGTTCGATGATGTCATCGACGATGACGCGGTAGTCCGTAACGTCGCCTTCGGTTTGTTTAATCAGCCCCTGCTTGCCCCAGTTCTCGACGGTCACGCGATCCGCCCGGGCCTTGATGTCACGCGGAGTCTGCGGCATCCAATACTTGTTGTAGACGTGATAGTCGTTGTCACGCCTGAACAGCAGCGAGAGTGAGTTGATGTCTCGGGTCGATGCCAAGTCGAGCGAAGCCCAACACGGTTCGCCCGCGAACTCATCGAGGGTCACATCGGATTGGCACTTGTCCCACGCGTCAAGCTGAATCCAGCGGATGGCCTGTTGCGTCCACTGATTCAGATAGAGATTCCTGAAGACGTTTTCATGGGCGGGATTGTGTTGGGCCGCTGTGCATTCCTCGCGGAGGAACTCCAGACTCACCGAGACGCCGAGGTTAGGGTTCGCTCTCTTCCACACCTCCTCGCTCTTCCAGTCGTCTTTTTCATCGGCCCCGAAGATCACCGCGTAGAACGTCGGGTCTGCCTCGGGATTGGCAATCGCTGCCTTGGCCCGCTGGTGCATCTCCCAGCAGATCGACGACCTGTCATGCCCCGCCGTCGTGATGGCCACTACGAGGGGTTGCCGTCGAGCACCGCGCCCTGACAGCATCGCGTCCCATAGGTCACGATTCGGCTGCACATGGAGTTCGTCAAAGATGATCCCGTGGGGACTCAGGCCGTGGCCTCTGTAGGCATCCGCACTGCATGCCTCATACCAGCCGCCGTTGGCTCTCGCCTTGATCTGATACTGACGCAGTTCGGCCTTGTCTTGAAGTGGCTGGCTTCCCTTCTCGATCATCGCCCGGGCTGCGTTGAATACGATGCGTGCCTGGTCTCTGTCTCCCGCACATGAATAGACCTGTGGCCGTTGCTCCTTGTCGCACAGCAGCAGGTACAACGCGATCCCCGAGGCGAAGCTTGACTTGCCGTTCTTGCGTGGCACCTCGATGTACGCGATTCGATATCGACGCGTGCCATCGTCACGCAACCACCCGAAGATGTCTCGCACAATCTTCCGCTGCCACTGCTCGAGCGCGAACGGCTTCCCGGCCTTCTCGCCTTCGACAAAGGTGAGCAACTGAGAGAAGAATCGTTCCGCTCTGTCGGCGGTGTCGTTGCAGAATCGGTACGCCATCAGTCGAGCAGGTCAGCTCCTGGGTGCGAGATGGTCACGTTCACGGTCTTCGATTCGCTCGCTGCGTTCTGTCCGTTCATCGACACCAACACCTTCGCGGCGTTGATGCGTGCTCGGTCATCGTGAGCCTCAGACAGTGCGATCATCGCCATCGCGCCGGGGAGTTGCGCGAGCACATGCTCGGGGATGTCCCAGCGGTTGCGGATGGCCTGCTGAATGAGTCGCAAATCACTCGATGTTGTCCTGTCACTTATGGCAGTTGCCCCGATTTTGGGCACCGCCGCCAGTTCCTTGTCACCTGCCATTGTGGCTACCCTTCCAACCGGCCCAACCGGCCCAGACTGCCAAATCCCCCCAATCCCCCCGCCGAGGGGAGTTTTGGGTGTCAAAAATATGTAGCCGAA